CAGTTTCGACTTGTGCGCCCGTTACCCCCCTCCTGCCGTTCAACGCGGCGCGGAGTTGGTCTGCTATCGCCTTTGCGCTGGCATAGGTTTCCGCCCAGGCGTCAAACTGAAAGCGGGGATGCGCCAGGTCGTTTCCCGCGCCGCTTGTGTCATGCGTCAATTCGCGCGGCGTGTCGATACGCTGAAAGGTCATGCAAGGCAATGTCGATTCTTGCGGAATACGAAACGCATAAACGCGGGTTGAAATCAGACTTGTCAGCCCTGCATAAGTGGATAGGTAACTGAATAAACTCTCTTCCAAGACCGTCATTTCGTTGCATTCTCAATCTGTTTTTTCGCAAAGGTGCGGATGGTATCTTTTATCTTTTGTTCGTTGTTGTCAAAGCCGGGGCGCATGAATGGCCGCGCCTCCATTTTGCTCGTTCCAAATTCCAAAAACTCTCCATACTCCACACCCGTTCCAACTTCGGCAAATGCGCTTGTATCACTTGACGATACTAATTGAGTATTGATGCTGTTCCCCAGCACCCCGGTATCCACGGCGGGGGTTTCTCCCGGCGCGCTCGCGCGATGCCCCGCGTACACGCGCCCGCTGTGACTGGATGCGGACATTGATACTTTTACGGCGGTTTCCAACACAAACCCGCCCGCCATAACTGCCCGCCCTAATCGGTCGCCGCTCATGGAATCCAATACCGCCTTGACGTTGGTCTTGACGATCTTGACCTTGCTCATGTGGACACCTTGTTGAGCAGGATGCGATTGCCGGAAGGTCCGCGCTGTACGGGTGCAACAATGTCGAATACAAGCGGGGTTGTCAGTGTTTCGTTATGCCGCTTTGTAACCCGAAAGCGTTTGAGTTCGGAAGGCAATTCAGTCACGGCAATCCGCAGGGTGGCGTCATATTGAACGACGGTCTTATTGTCCCGGCGCATCTCCGAACCGCTCCGCATATCCAGCCCGCAGGCAACCGCCGAACCGCTGTCCGCCCATGAGTCTATGACTTCGCCGTAGGTGTTGGTCGTCTGTGTCAGGGCTTGAAAATAACCTTCGTCCATCATGTGAGCATTTTGGATCTCGCGCATGGCGGACAGGTCGGTGGTGGTGAAATCAAAATCGAGCGTCAATCCGCCTCCGGCAAATTCCCTATCCAGCTTTCGTCTGTGGTTGTTTCCTCCGGCGATTTAATCATGGTCACAGTGGAAGGAAGGCGGCGCGAGCGGTGGTATCTACACTGCTTCATGTATTGTTCGTATTGCTGGCTTACGCTGTAATTCCCGCCATCCGCGCTGAAATCTATGCGGTGTGAAATTGTGGCGGCTTTTTCCTCCCATATATCCCCGGCGGCACCATGGAGATCATAGGTTGGTTCCCAATCTGTATTGGCCTCCCCCCAGGCGTCCAGCGGAGATTCGCCCCATTGGTCAAGATGTGGATAGGTTTCGATATAGGTCGTCAGAATCGCGTCGGAATAGGTTGTAGTAGTGGGTTCCGCCGTCATGCGGCGGAGTTGCGCGATTTGTGCGGCGGTCACAAGCGTCGTCATGATGAATAAGACGGGGTGCTTTTCAACACCCCGTCAATCTGTTAGAGCAGGGAACCATCATCGCCCACGCGGATATAACGCAGGTACAGATAGCCTTCGAACGGTTCTGAGGCCGCAGCCTGAGGATTGTAGAAATTGAGGTACTCAGTCGCGCCCCAATCCACGCCTTTCGGGGTCGTCGCGGCGGCTTCGCTTGCGGCGTCCTTGCCGATGACATAAATCACATCTTCGGGTGTTGCGCCGTTGATGTCATAGGCAGAAACCATATCGGTTGAATCTGCGCCTGTGGCACCAATGCCGATGTCAAGTGTCGCGGCTGCGTCCGCATCGTTTACCACGCGTAAAAATCCGTCTGTGATCTGCAAGCGGACGCCCTCAGGATTGAGGATTGAGCCGAGACTGTTTGCCACGGCGGTATCGTTTCCTGCGACGTAGACCTTGAACCATCCGCTCTGCGGTCCGTCGCTGATAATTTGAGCTGTCATTTTTTATACTCCTTATGAAGTCGGATTGACGGCAATACCGAATCCGGCGTTAGGTACAGGACCGTCGCCAAAGATATAGGTAACGGTGTCAGCCCAGCCACTGCAACCAACCAGCGGGTTTGAACCGCGCAGGATGATCTGGTGGAAGGGGGTCGCGGCGTCGGTGATTGCGTTTGTCAATGCCGTTCCGCTTGCACCGTTGTTGCTGTTCAGGTTGTTGAACAGGCAGTTCTCGAATTGCAGGGTGTAAGGCACCGCTGAGGAATCGAGTTTGACCAGGAATTTCCCGGCGGTCACGGACCACGAAACAAACTCGCAGTCGATGAACTTGTTGCGATTGCATTCGCCGGTCATCCATAATTCCGCATTAGCGGCGGCGCGAACGATTGTAGCAAGGCCAACGGTACAGCGTTTGAACGTGCATTCATCGCCTGTAAGCTTGAGCGAATACGATCCCGCACGCGCGGCGGCGGTGGCGTGTCCCATTCCGGCGAAAAAGCAATTCTCGAAATAGTTGCGTCCGCCTGAAACTTTCACCGCACCGCTGTCGGAAGCGGCGTCGTTACCTTGGAAGAACTGGATGTTCTTGACGATACAGCCGTGACCCTGAAAATCAATCAGGTATGCGGCGTCAACCGTTGAAGTACCAACAATGCGGCTGCGTTGCCCAACGCCCGCCAAGTCAGCGCCCAGGCCGACAAGATGGGTATAGTCTTTTGTCCAATCAAGGGCGGCGGTTACGTTGTTTGCTGTGTCATTCGCAAGCAGAACCACACAATCATGCTGGTCAGCTGTGCAAAGGGCATAGGCGGCTTCGACGCTGGCCAATGGTGCTTCAAAGGTCGTACCGGGATTTGAGGCGGAGCCATTCACGGTATCCACGAAATACACCTGTGACAAAGGCCCGCGCGGTATTCCCTGCAACGCAAGGAACTGGTTAATATTTTTAGGAAAGAGAGACATTGTATTCTCCTGTCTTTTTTATTTTGACTTGCCGCCTTTTTTCTCTCGGCGGCAATGTCAATTTATGCGGTCATCACCGCGAACGGGAAGCGGGTCGCGTCCGTTTCGTTCATGCGTGTGGGGGGATTCGGCAAAGCAAAGCCAAGGCGCATGACAGCGCGCAAGGCAACCATGTCTTGCTGTGCCAGGTTGTAGACGATATTACCCGCGTTATCTTGGATAACCGCCTGGTCCAGCACCTTGTAGGTGATGTCCTGTCGCATGGAATAAACCAATTGATCCCACTGCCCGGAAATGAGCAGGGATGAAGCGGGGACCACCGAACCGTCGGTGGGGAAGAACAGCGGCGTTCCGTCCAACTCGAAGCGGGTCGCATCCTGCATGTTGGTCTTGAAGATCGGCATACCATCGGCATCGCGGACGTTCCGCAATTTTCCCTTCATGCTCATGTGGGCAATCGAGCCTGTCACCATAAAGCCATCGGCTTCGGGGAGCATGAATAACCCATCTGTACCACCGGCGGTTTCGCCAAGGATTGCCTCATACAGGTCGGTATAAGCTGCGGCGGAAATGGTGTGACTTGCGGCGGTTGCACCGGCAACGAGACCGGCTGCGCCCAGGTTGGTCGTCCAGCTTGCGGGGATGTTCGTGCCGTAAAACACAGCGCCGTTGATCGCGGCGGACAAAGCGCGCTCGATCTCAGGTCGAACCTGACCCCAAATATCGAAATCGGCATCGTCAAGCACGGCCTCAGGGACAGGCACGATAACGGCCAGTTCCTCAGCGTCAATGTATTTGTTTTCCCATGAGACTTCGCTGGTCTGTTTCAGACCCGTGTCACCTGAAACGAAGTAGGCGGTTGCGAAACTGCCTAGAACTGGAAGCCTGCGTTGCGCGCGGCTCATGTTCGGCAACCTGCGAGCCAGTTGCATAACCGGGTTCATGGTTGGCAGGTTGTTGAGAATTTCGGCGGAAACGTCCTCAGGAATAAGAGCGGCGGCATCCGTCCGAGAGATCAAAGAATTGAAAGGCATTGTAAACTCCTTTTATGTGCGCCCCGCTGCCTTGCGGATGAACGCATTCATATTTTGATGTGGGTCGGGCGGGGTTTGTGTTCCCTGCCCTGCGTTAGCGTTTGCAACAGGAGCCCCGAATAGTTCCGGTGCTTCCCGCTTGATGGCCGCCCAATCCGGATTTCCCTTTTTATCAAAGAGTCCCTCTGCATCTGCAAGAAGCCAAGCGGCGCGGGCGTTCTTGCACTGGATCTCGGGTTTCATGGCGTCCTCTAAAAACGCGGCGCGGCGTTCTGTCTTTTCCAACTGCGCGCCCATTTCTTCAAGTTGCCTTCTGGCCTCACTGCCCTCAGCCTGACCTTTTGCAAGTTCCTTGATTTGTTTCTTGAGTGCGTCGCGCTCGTCTCGAGTCGCTTTTACCGTATTCAATAACGCTTCGCTGTGGCTGGTGTATAAAGCCTTGATTCCTTCGTCCTGCTTTTCCAGAAACTCTTCAAAGCTGGCGGGCATCTCGCCTGCGGGGGCTTGCGGTTCTGGCGTTCCTGTCGTCGGCGTGATCGTTGTAACCATCTCGGTTATCCTTTTCTGTGCATCTCGCACAATAAAAATAGCCGCCTTGCCCGTTGCATCTCTGCAAAAGACAAGCGCGGCTGTACAGGCGGGGCTTGGCGTACTATTTGGTTTGAATTATTTTACCACGTTTTCAGGCGCGGGATTGTCGCTTATCGTGATGACGATGTTATGATACTCAGGCAATCCGGCCTCCTTTCGTAAGGCGGCTACGATGGCAAG